CTAGGTGTTGCTGGTGCCCCAGTCGTCCCCACCCGTGCCGTTGCTGTTGCGGTCGCGCAGGGACCGCACCCGGCCCACCACCGATTCGGGCATCCGGTCGCCGACCTTGTCGCTGACCGCGTGGTACGCCTTGCCCGCGTACTGGCGGCCCTGGTGGGCGGCGGTCTCGGCGGTGTTGCGCACGGCGGGGTTCTGGGCGACCTGCCGGGCGGACTTCTTCAACTGCTCGTAGCGCTCGCGCCCGGCACGCGTGCCCAGTACGTAACCCGCAGCCAGCCCGACGACGAACGTGAGCTTGTAGCGCATGACGGCCATCCTCTCCTTGCGTAGTCCCTGGCACGACATGGGCGCCGGGGGAACCGATTGGCGGAGCACCCCCCTGCTTGCGCTAATGTATGTGTCGCAGCGAGCGAGCGCTTCCTGGCGAATACCCAGGCAGGTACGTTCGATGCAAACGAGGCATTCCCCTGTAGCTCAATTGGCAGAGCAGCCGGCTGTTAACCGGCAGGTTACTGGTTCGAGTCCAGTCGGGGGAGCTCGGTCCCCTGTAGCTCAATTGGCAGAGCAGCCGGCTGTTAACCGGCAGGTTACTGGTTCGAGTCCAGTCGGGGGAGCATCGTGAACGAGGACCCCCTGGGGGTCCTTTTTCATGTCGGCGGGAACCGTGCAGGCCAGGGGTGCTGTCCCCATGGGCGTGCAAGGTCCACCAGCCGAAGCGTGAGATCGTATGAGCGGCTATGCTGCGGCAGACGGCGCGCACACATGTACGCGACACGCCGCTATGGGGCGGTAGCTCAGCCGGTTAGAGCAGCGGACTCATAATCCGTCGGCCGTGGGTTCGAGTCCCACCCGCCCCACCACTCGCTACGCGGGAAGAAACCTTCTGACCAGGCACTTAGCCGGTCAGGGGTGAGTGCGGCAGGATCTTGGCGGCCCTACTTGATCACAGTTTCATGATCATGGGGACAAGTTGGGGACGCTGGTCACGCGGCGGGACGCAACCCCTCGTTCGGTCCATCCTCATCGGCCTCGGGCCTTTCGCCGGAGCCCTCTTCTGTCTCGGGCTCAGGCTTGCGGCGTGCCTCTCTCGGAGGCGTCTCCTTCTTCTGCGGGGACCGGGGCACGACCGCGCTCGTCGACTCTGCCTCGGCGGTCATGAGTTGAGGCAGGACGCTCGTGTACGTGTCCGAGGTGATCTGGCGGGAGCTGTGCCCAAGTCGCTCCTGGACCACCTTGATGTCGGCCTTGCCGAGGAGCGCCAGCGTGGCGGACAGGTGCCGCGTGTCGTGCAGGCGGATCGGTGGAAGCCCGGACAGCTCCACGAGCCGGTTGAACCGTCGGCTGATCCAGTCGGGGTGCAGGGGCTTGCCGTCCTCATGGGTCCAAACTCGGTTGCTCTCGACCCAGGCTTTCTCTCCAGACCACTGCTCACGCTCCTTGGCCTGGGTGGTCCGCCATTCCCGCCACAGCTCGCGGGTCTGGGAGTCGAGGGTGACAGTGCGGACGCTGTCCTGCTTCGGGGCTTCGTCGTACTGCCGGTAGGCGATTTCAACGATCTGCGCGGAGATGCGGAACCACGAGCGGGTCAGGTTGACCTCAGCCCACGGCAGAGCGCACATCTCGCCGCGCCGGGGCCCACGGAAGATGAACCCGTGCCACATCCCGCACAGCCGGTCGTCGCTGATGAAGTCGAGGAACTGGCCGGTCTGCTCCGGGGTCCAGACCATGACGGGGCTGGGCTTCTGGCCGGTCCGCTTCCACTCTTCGACCCGTTCTGGCGTCCAGACCAGCGCCTTGGCACGCTTGACCGCCGGCAGCTCGACCATCGCCGCCCAGTTGGTCACGTACTCGCCGCGCTTGATGCCACTGCCCAGGAACGAGCTGAGGGTGGCGTTGATGCGGTGCATCGTCGCGGGGCTGGTGATCTTCCGCTTGCCCTTGCGTCCTTCGCGGAGCGCGGCGTTGGCGTCCAGGTAGGCCCGGCGCGTGATGCGGCGTTCCTCCTTCTTCCCCGCGGCTCGTACCCAGGCGGTGTAGGCGGCGTCGCGCGCCTCTTGCAACTCGACCACCTTGGCATCGTGAAGCAACCGCTCGGAGTTCTCCCGCTCGATCGCGTCGTACATAGCCTCGACGTGCCGCAGTCTGAGGTCACGGCGCTTGATGTGCCCGAGGTGTGGTTCGAGGTACAGGGCGATGTGTTCCTCGTACCCGTGCCGGGTGGTACGAGCCAGTCCCCTCTTCCTCTTGAGCCAGGTGTGCAGGTCCTCGCCCACGGTGGCATCGCTGAGGACGTCAGCGCCTCCCATGGCGTCGCGGTAGATCTCCTCCGCCTTCGCCTTGGCGTCGTTCTTGGTGGCGAATCCTCCTCGCCGGAGGCGTCGACGCTTCCCACCTTCCCCGGCTTCGAGCTCGAAGTAGAAGTACCAGGTGCCATGTCCCTTCTGTGAGAGCTTCGGGCAGTTTGCTTCGAGCATGCGCATTTTCGGCTTGCCGTTGGCGAGGAGTATGGGAGCGCCGTCGTCGTCAACGGCGGGCGCCTTGCACGCGCAGCGCCGGTAGTAGCTCGGGTCGAACACGAGCATCCCCTTCGTGGACTTCGCTTGTGGATCTTCCGTGTCGGTCCTTGTCGAACCGATGCCTTATCTTGCCCCAACACTCCAGTGTTGGCGTATCCTTATGTGACGTTGGCGCGGGGGAGAACGCGACAACGGGAATGACAACGAAGGACGCCTCCGTAGCTACCTGTGGGGCCAGCCCAATGACCCTGGAGGAACTGCTCGCGCTGCCGCCGACTGTGAACGTCACGACGGCCGCGCGGGCCCTGGGAATCGGTGTGCACAAGGCTTACAACTTGATCAAGGAGGGATCTTTCCCCGTGCAGACGCTCACATTGGGCAGCACGGTGAGGGTCCCTACGGCTGCTCTCTGGCGGGTGCTGGGAGTGACGCCACCTGCGCAGTGATCACCCGTAGCTTTGGCGTAACGATTCCTAGGTCACGGCCCTGCTCGCAGGGCCGTGACCTAGGATCAGGCGGCTAGAGGAGGCGCATCAGAGAAGAACGGACGACCGCATGCCACGGCTCTACGGCTTCGACGACGCGTCGAAGCGTCGTCTACGAGACGACGAAGTGGACCCGCTTCGCCAGATGGTGAGCCGGGCACTGAAAGGTCAGTCCAACGCGGACATCGCCGTGTGGGCGAACGGCGAGGGTTACCGGGGCACTCTCGGAGGCGAGTGGAAGGACGCGTCTGTCGGACGCCTCTTCCGCAACCCGGCCATCGCCGGACTGCGCTACGACGATGATGGCGAACTCGTCGACGCTGGCCACCCGGGCGCGATCACGCGCGAAGAGTTCATGGCCCTCCTTGAGAGGGAGTCGAGCCGCAAGCCGGCCGAGGCGGCACCCCCCTACGACTACCTCCTGGTCGATGGCGGGTGCACGTGCGGAAAGTGCACCTGGCCGCTCCAGGGGGCACGGACCAACGCCGGAACACCTGGCTACCGTTGTCGTCCCAAGGACAAGGAGGGTCGGGGCGGGTGCGGCGAGGTCCGCATGGACGCTGAGCTGCTGGAGAACTACGTCGGCGAGCACGTCGTGGCGGAACTCCTCAAGCCTGGCATCCGCAAGCAGCTGCTCAAGGCCCAGGAAGCCGTCCGCGCGCAGGTCGAGAAGATGAAGTCGGCCATCGAGGACCTGGAGGGCCGCCGGACCGAAGCGGCGACCCTCTACGGGCAGCGACAGATCAGCAGCGACGCGTTCGTGACCGCAGACCGTGAGATCACGGTCAATCTCAAGGACACCCGGTCGCGGCTTCGGTATGCGGAGCAGATGGCGAACTTCTCTCTCGGGGATGCCAAGGATCTCGTGCGCTGGTGGAATACGGCACCGTCCGCTTCCAAGAGGGCGATCGCAAGGCTGTTCCTGGAGAAGATCGAGGTCTTCCCCGCCAGCGCGCGGGGAGTCCGCACCGTTGAGCCGGGCCGGGTGGTCCTCCACTGGCGCAAGCTGCGTGATCTCTCAGGCAGCCTGTGACGTAGGTACCTCGCGTGACGAACGGCGCCTGCCAACCATGGCGAGGGTCAGCCCTGTGATCAGCGCGATCACGGCGAGCCCGGCCAGGACGGGTGAAACGATCTCTTCGACGCGCAGCGGCCACGGGTGACCGAGGTAGTGAGTTACCAGGTATGACCCCTTGCTGGCCGCGTAGGCGACCCCGAAGACGGCGGCGACCGCCGACAGGGCCAGGCCCCTCGCTGTCCAAGCGTGTGCGGTCTGCCTGGCGAACAGGGCCATGCCGGAGCAGAGGAACGCGATCTCTCCGCAAGTGATCGCTACGTAGGCCAGATAGACCATGAGGTAGACGGTGACGCCCGGAACCGTCGCGTACTCGGTTGTGAACTCAATGCTGTCGTCGGTCGTTTCGATGAACAGCGGCAGCATCGCAGCGAGGACGCATACCGCGAAGGCGATGCGTGCGTACAGGCTGGCCCTCAACACTTCGTGGTTGTAGGACCAGTCAACGAGCATGAATTGGAGGCTGCCGCACCACAGTACGGCGCAGATGTGCGCCCCGAGCTTAGCTGCGTTGTGTAAGCCGGTCACGGACTCTGCGAGGTCCGCGATCGGAGGTATGGCGAGGATGACGCCGACCGTGCAGACGCCGAACGCAACGGCTCGAGCGAAGCGAGCGATGCGGTATTCGTTTCGGTAACGCTGACGCCAGGCTTCACGGGCGGAGAGCGCGGTGCCCGCTATGCCGAACAGGGCGCAGAGGCCGAAGACGAGGCCGTCCATGTGGTTCAGGTTCCTTCCAGGTCAGAGACGGCCCGTTCGGCCGCTTCTGTGAAGCTGAGCCGTCTCCGCCGGCCTGGCCGCGGTGGTTCAGCGACTGACGGCTGTGGCTCTGGCACTTCGGGGACCGTGAGATCGCTGCGTCCATGTCTTGCACGGATCTCACGTGCGGCCTCCAGAAGTTCGGCAACCCCGGCTTGGCCCAGGTCGTGGACCAAGCGGAGCGCCTCGCGGGCGTCTTGTTGCTCCTCGTAGACCGACAGCGAGGTCAAACCGTTGTAACCGGGGAGTAGATAAGCTACCGGACAGTCGAATGCCCGTGCGAGGCCCAGTAGTTGAGAAGTTGACGGGTTGGTCTTGATTCCGTTCAGGAGGTCGTTCACCACCTGATGGGTCATCGCCGGTTTGCCGCCGGGCGTCTCGGCTGTGGCGGCGGCGATGGCGCGCGTACTCGGGGTCTTCCCGTCGGCTCCGCGCTTCCTGCTGAGCAGCACGGCGAGCTTGCTCGCGAGGGGGATGTCCGGGCCGTGCGGCATGGGGCTGGCTACTCCTCGGGTGTGCGCAAGGCTCATCCGGGCGGTGGCTTGGCGCAGGTTCAGTGATGGTCGGCAGGGCGGGCAATGCTCGCGGTCAGCCTAATGTCTATGTTGGTTGACAATAGGTGATGCTCCAAGCAAGATCTGTTACGGCATCATGATCGCGTACTCAGCATGCAGGCCGCCGCCCCTCCTCCGCCTTCCAGGCTGCGAGATTGTGACCGGCACGCCCTAGGTCGCTTGAGTGTGCCGACACTTTGCTTGTGTGGGGATCTAAGCGGCTCGCCGCTCGTTAGAGGGGCGGAACGCTGCAACGCGGGGAGGGTACGGGTGGGGATCGAACTGGGGCGAGTGCTGGCCCGGTTGGAGGAGTCCGGCGGCGTAGAGAATGTCGCCCTGGACGACGAGTCAGCTCGCGAGGTGCTGGGGGCCCTGTCGATCGTCGACCCGAAGCGTGTCGAGCGCGAGGCGGAGCCTCTTGGCCGTGTCGCCGCTGACTGATTCACCGAGTAGTCACGGACGCGGGGCCCCGGTCGGGGCCCCGCGTCCACGCGTTTGACCTGCAAAAACTTAGAGAAAATTGTGGACCCACCCCCTGAATGCATATAGAATAGAACCAGAAGGGAGGGGGAAGGAAGAAGCCCCCACCGACCTCTTGGAGACCGAAATGCCGCACAAGTTCACCACCCTGAAGATGCGCCAGATCCGCCGCAACCCGAACCAGCCCCGCGAGACCTTCAACGAGGAGGCCCTGACCGAACTGGCCAACTCCATCAAGCAGCACGGTCTCCTCCAGCCGATCGTCGTCCGCAAGGTCGCGGAGGGTGGCTACGAGCTGATCGCCGGCGAGCGCCGCTTCCGCGCCAACGAACTCGCGGGCAACATCACCATCGAGACGAAGATCCTCCTGACCGAGGGCGACGCCGAGATCAGCGACATGGACTCCTTCAAGAAGGCCATGGCCGAGAACCTGAACCGCGAGGACATGCTTCCGCTTGAGGAGGCGCGCGGCTTCAAGAAGGTCCTTGACGAGGAGGAGGACGCCGACCCGGCCAGCGTCGCCAAGACCTTCTCCAAGTCGGTCCAGTACGTCAACCAGCGCCTGGCCCTGCTCAACCTGCGTCCGGAGATCCAGACCGCCGTCGACCTCGGGCACATCGGCACCCAGGCCGCCGTCCAGATCGCCGCCCTCTCCCGGGACAACCAGAAGGCCGTCTTCGAGGACTGGAAGAAGGGCGACAAGAGCGACAACCAGCTCGTCCACATCGCCTACGCCATGCGCAAGCAGGAGAAGGCGGCCCAGCAGGATTCCATGGTCGACGTCGAGGAGATGTCCCCCGAGGAGAAGGCGCAGCACGCCCGCGCGCAGGCCAAGACCAAGAGCGACCTCGACCAGATCGAGCGCATGTGCGAGCTGCTGGACAGCATCGGTAAGGCGGACCCGATGGAGCTGGCCCGCGCCCTGGAGGGTCAGGTGGGCAAGCGAGTGGAGCAGATGGACCGAGTCGCCAACTTCGTCCAGAAGGCCCGCTTCCAGCTCCGTCAGGCCAAGGCGCACGCCGACGCCAGCGAGATCATGGTCAACCCCGCGGCCGCCGCCCCCGACCTGGTCGCGGAGGCCGACGCCGCACTCGCCAGCCTGGAGCCCGCCGCCGACCCGTCCGCCGACGTCATCCAGCAGACGGACGCGGAGACGACCCCGGCCGCTCCGCAGGCCGAGGCGGCTGACGACACGGAGCAGGAGAGTGCCCCCGAGCCGACGACGGAGGCGGACGAGGCCGACGCCGAGCCGGTCGCCATCGCAGCCTGAACCACCCACCCCGGGGCGGCCCCCAGCGGGCCGCCCCCCCTCTTCGACCGGGAGACCCATCGTGATGAACGACATCCGCACCATGCGCAACATCAATCGCAACCTCTTCAAAGGGGTGCCGGCCACGGCCAACGCCCTGGAGGAGTACGACTCCGACGCCGCCCAGCTCGTTCGGGAGGCCGCCCAGCATCTGGTCAAGGCCCGCCGCGACAACGACCCGCAGGCGCTGAACGAGGCCAGCAACGCGACCTTCCTCGCCGCAGGCGAACTCCTCAACCAGGCCGGTGGTTCCGTCTACGTCCGCTTCCCCATCATGGTCGCGGCGCGCCTGGTGGAACTCGAAGCGGCGCTGCTCATCGCCACCGCCACGAACCCGGCTGAGGGGCAGAGCGCATGAAGCGGCCCGAGCGCATCAACGGCCTCAAGACCTGGCCCGAAGACGGAACCCTCCCGCCCGAAGTCTGCCGCCGCTGTGACGCCGACCTGGCCGACACCCGCAATCAGCTCGCCTCCGCAATCTGCGTCGTCTGCGGCTACTGGGTCTGCGAGCTGTGCGACGGCGGCACGGACCCCGCGACGGGCGACGCCGTCTGCGCGGACCACAAGAGCCACCCGCTCGCCGCCAACTGCACCGAGTACGCCTGATCAGGAGTTCCAGTCATGCAGATAGATCCCGACGTTCTCAACGTCCTTCGTGCCGCCACGGTCGACGGCCCGGCACTCCGCCTGAACGGCCAGCTCGACCGCAAGCTGTACGAGCGCGTCAACCTCGCCCTACACGCGGCGGGCGGCGTCTGGCACCGCTTCAAGAAGGCCCACATCTTCACCACCGACGCCGCCGACGCCATAGCCGGGCTGCTCGCCACGGGCGAGGTGGTCACCGACGCCGACCGTGGGTTCTACCCGACGCCGCAGCCCACGGTCGAACGCCTCCTGGAGCTGGCCGAACTCGAGGCCGGATGTGAGGTGCTGGAGCCCTCGGCGGGGCGCGGCGCTATCGCCGAAGCCGTCGCCGCCTGCGGGGCCATCGTGGACTGCGTCGAACTCGACGCCGCCCGTGCCGAGCACATCCGCGCCGGCGGGTACGCTCGGCAGGTCACGAACGCCGACTTTTTCAGCGTGCCGGTGGAGCGCCGCTACCAGCGGGTCATCATGAACCCGCCGTTCGCGGGACGCCAGGACATCCGGCACGTGGAGCGGGCGCTGCGCTTCATCCAGCCCGGTGGTCTGCTCGTCGCGATCATGTACGGCAGCCTCACCTACCGGGGTGATCGCAGAACCAAGGACTTCCTCGCCCGGATACGGGAGGCGCGGGGGGCCATGTGGGAGCTGCCCCCAGACGCGTTCCCGGCGGTAGGGGTGGGCACCGTGATCGTGGTCCTCCCGGTCCGCGAGGTGGCACCCCCTCGCGGCATGCGGCAGATCACGCTCAGGCCTGAGGACTTCAATGCTCGGCCCCGCGCCGTGCAGCAGGGCCTGTTCCTCACCGACGAACCGACCGCTCACGGAACGGCGCCCTTGGACGGGCTCGGCTACGGAACGCCACACGACGGCAGGGACCGCTCTTACGGCTAGATAGATCCCAACACTCAAGAGTGATACGGTCTATCTCGTTGGCGGGAACGGCCACAGCCGAGGAACCGGCCCACCAACATGCCGTGGCATGCGGCATCCCCTTCGGTGCCTGGCGGGTGGCCAATCCCCCGCGCCCTACCCGCCAGGCACCGGCTCCGCGCCGACGCGAAGCCACACGGACCGCACGCCACGAACACGACCGGACCCGCTCCCGCTCACGCCGGGAGCGGGTCCCGTGCACTCCGGAGCGACATGAGCGCAGACGACTTCAACGGCAATCCGGAAGACCGCGAGCTGTACCGGCGTCTGCTCATCGAACGAGACGGCCCGCCGGACAGGGCCGCCGACGAGCGAGACCCGGGCCGAAGGATTCAGCAGAGCCCCGACCCGAACGCGGCGCAGCGAAGCGCGGAGCTCGAAGCAGCCATCGCCACCAGACGACGACCCAGGAGAACAGAGGCATGACCCAGGATTCGGCACCCCTCCAGACCGAACACCGCGAGCCCCCCGTGCCGGGTGCCGAGTGGTGCAACGCCTGCGACGCCTGGTGCCTCCCCCCAGGCATCTGCCGCTGCAACAACCGATAAGCGTCCGGCGACCGCCGCTGCCACCGCCGCGGCGGTCGCCCCCCTGATTCATCGAGCCGCTCACCGCCAGCACCATCACCGACGATCAGCTCGACGCCACCTGCGCCGAGCTTCGCTACTACCGGGCACGACAAGGCGGCCAACACCGCGACCGCCAGCGGCACTCCGCCAGCGACAGGCTGGGCCACCGGGGACGGCAGCCGGCCGACCGAACTGAGCCGAGCCCGCTGCTGATCGTCTACTGTTGCGTGCGTAGGGCGCGGGGAACGGCCTACACAAGGGACGCCCGTGACCGCGCTCGCCAACATCCCCGAACAGCTCCAGCCGTTCGCCGTCCCCATCGGCGACCTGGTCCCGTACCACCGCAACCCCCGCACCGGCGACATCCCGGCCATCGCCGAGTCGCTGACGGTCAACGGTCAGTACCGTCCCGTCGTCATCAACAAGGGCACCCACACCGGGCGGCCGAACGAGATCTTGGCGGGCAACCACACCGTTGCAGCGGCCCAGCAGCTCGGCTGGGAGCACATCGCGGCCACCTGGGTCGACGTCGATGACGACGCCGCGGCCCGCATCGTCATCGTGGACAACCGCACCAACGACCTCGCCGGTTACGACACCGTTCTGCTCGCGGAAGTCCTCTCCGAGATCCCGGACCTCGCCGGCACCGGGTACGACCGCGAGAGCGTCGACCGGCTCCTCGACGACACCTCGCTCCCCGAGACACTGGAACTCACCTCCGACGGCGCGGGCACTGGTGCCGCAGCCACCGTCGACTACCTCCAGTGGGGCTACCTCCAGTGGGAGTCCAAGCGGGTGAGGATCACCTCCGAAGAGGTCGAAGCCCTGAACGCCATCTACACGAAGTTCGTGGACGACACCAACAGCGACCTCGGCTTCGGCTGGCACGTCTTGCAGCAGGCCCACGAGGAGGGCGAGGCGGTATGAGCAGTGCCCCCACCACGACGTTCTACGAGGCGTACCCGCTCGACCGGCTTCGCCCCGCCGACTACAACCCGCGCCGCCTCAGCGAGGAGGCGTTCGTCCGGCTTCAGGCGTCACTGCGCCGCCACGGGGTCGTGAAGCCCGTCATCCTCAACGCCGACGGCACGCTGGTCGCAGGCCACCAGAGAACCAAGGGCCTCCAGGCCATCGGCCTGACGCACACGCCCGCCGTCATACTCGGCACGAAGGTCAGGTTGCAGGACGAGATCCAGTTCAACCTGCTGCACAACCGGGTGGAGACCGAGGCGAGTGTCGTCTACGCCGAGCCCGGCGTCATCGGCGCCTGGTCCTGGATTCCATGGCAGTCGATCCGCGTCGCGGAACGGAAAAACCTCTCCTTCGTCAACGCCATCGGTCACATGACCGCCGGCCACGGCCCCTGGGGCAGCGTCGTCATCGACGACCAGGGCCGCATCGTCCTCAACGCCGAATACGCCGTCGTCGCCTCCATCAACCGCTTCGACCTCCTCGCCTGGACCGTCACATCGGCCGACGCCGCCCAGCTCCACGCCGACCTCACCGGCGAGTACGGCGTCTACGACTGGACCGCCATCGAGAGCAAGGCACCCGTCTGGAACCAGCACATCGTCCAGCCCAAGAGGCTCCGCAAGTTCTCCTCCAAGGCCAAGGCCGGGAAGCTCGCCTACGGCTCCGAGACCTGGGACCAACTGGTTACGCCCTGGCTCAAGCCCACGCACCGGGTCGTGGACTTCGGCGCCGGGTACGGCGACTACGCCAAGCACCTGCGCGCCAAGGGCTTCAACATCCACGACTACGAGCCCTACCGCTGCCGGGACGGCTCGTACGCCGTCGACATCCGGGCCGTCGTCGGCATGATCCGCGACATCGACAAGGACATCCAGGCCAACGGGCTGTACGACGTGGTGGTTTTGGACTCCGTCATCAACGCCACCACCACCCTCGACTACCAGCACTGGGTGATGACCACCGTCAACGCCCTGTGCGCCGCCGACGGAGTGGTCTGCCTCGGTACGCGGAGCCTCGCTCGCGAACTGCGTGATGAGCAAGCCAAACGCGTAACCTCGCAGACCGCGACCACGAAGATGAGCTTCCTCGACGAGGACAACGTCGAGATGAACTTCGTGAAGGGGAAGTGGCAGAAGCTCCGCTTCCATACCCCCGAGACGCTGGAGCCCATGCTGCGCCGCTACTTCGAGGACGTGAAAGTCACCGATCTGAGCGGGTCCAACCTCAAGGCGACGTGCCGCCGCCCCATCGCGCTCCCCAAAGAGGAATACGAGAAGGCATTCGAAGAGGAATTCAATATGCCTTACCCGAATGGCTTCCGACATGACAGGCATCTGGAATTGGTGGGAAATTTGATAAAATTGGTAGTAGAGAGGAATGGGCCTCTCGTCGATTGACGGATGAATGGGGAGCGGATGTCACGGCGAATACAGATCCAAATTGAATCACGAACTCGATATCACATCATGTGGCTGGCAGGCGTGCGGCACGTAGCCCTCGACCAGCACTGCCTGCGCAGCTTCGGCCAGCCCGACCGCCCCCGGCTCGACATCAGCCGCCGGCACCAGACGATCGAACTCCCCGATCACAACCCGCCCCTGGCCTGGTACGTGTGCGCGCTGCCCAATCCATGGAAGTGGAGTGACAACGCGCACCTCGCCTTCGAAGCCGCCCCGGGTGAGCAATGGGAGGGGAATGCCCTGGTGCCCGGCTTGTACGTGCGCCTCGACAACGCTCGCCCTATCACCGGGTGGGGCGAGCACAACATCCCCGAAAGTGAGCCACGCCGGAAGGCCTACCGCTTTCGCACCTGCCGCAACTACCAGTTCGCCTGGTGGCTCCGGACCGAGCGCAATGCGCCCGACGCCCCACCGGAGTACACGCCGCCGAAGAGGCCAGGTCAGGGGGAGCAGATGTCCCTGATGTGACCCCCTGCGGGGCCCGAGCGGCAGTCTCGGGCCCCGCAGAAAGCACTCAGTCCAGTCGGTATGTGGTCTCCAGCCCCCGCGCACCGGCGGGCAGCAGTACGTCGTTCACCTGGTAGGCGTGCCCGGATGCATCGCGGGCAGTGAGCAGGATGGCGAGGGCCGGCACGCTGGCAGGCAGCCCCAGAAGCTCAGCCTCAGCAGCATCATCCGGAATCCGAGCGGAGACCTGCTCAGTCACGTAGTCGAGGCGGACTCTCTGCCGAGCCTCCAGGTATTCGCGCAACCCCAGATGCAACGGCTCGAACAGCTCGAGCTCCGACCCACTGGCCAGGCTGAGGGGGAAGTATGACGAGACCAGCTCAGCTGCTTCCCCGTCCTCCTCGACTAGGAACCGGCGCCTGAGCACTTCGGCTTGCTCTGGCGACTTGAGCGCAGAGGCAACGCGCGCCGGAGGCCTCACCTGCTCGACCGAGATCAGCCGCCCCGGAGTCTCTGACTCCTTGCGCATCAGGGTATGACGCCCGCGGCTGTCGGTCCGCTCGATGACAGTCGGCCTGCCTCTCACGATCGTGCCGAATCCCTGGCGGGACTCCAGCCAGCCGTCCCTTTTCAGCAGTTCAAGTGCCCGCACCACCGTCGGCCGGGACATTCCGAACTCCTGCACCAGCTGGTTTTCGCTAGGAACCCTCGTGCCAGCCGGGTAGGTACCCGCCTCGATCCGACCTTGGACGGTCTGCGCGAGGCGTACGTACTTGGGTGCCTCCACCTCATATGCCATAAACGCCACCCACTCAAGACCCGACAAGTCGACTGGTCAACCAGACTACCCAGGACAAGGCAGGGACTGATCTCGCCCCAGATACGGAGGCACCGAGCCAGCCGCAGCGAAGTGGGATCATGGACCCGGGCGCGGGGGCGCACCCGAGCTGTGGAGGACCCCCGCCGTGGGACGCCCCGACAAAGCCGCGCGTGCGGCCATCGCGCGCCGCCGCTCGGACGCCATCGACCTACGCCTCGCCGGCGTGGACTGGCTCACGATCGCCCGCAAACTCGCCGCCGACCCGACCGCCAACTCCGACGGCATCGCCTACCCCCAGGGCTACGGCATCGAGCGGTACCGCAAGGACCAGGACCCGCCCACCGACGAGGCACTGATCCACGCCGCCTGCCGTGACGTCCGTGCCGCACTCGCCGACCGCCGCGCCGAGCTGAACGACGACGTTGACGAGCTGCGCGCACTCGAGGCCGACCGCCTCGACCGGCTGTTCTTCGTGGCATACAAGAAGGCGGTCCGGGACCAGGACCTCGCGGCCATCGACCGAACCCTGCGGATCATGGAACGGCGCGCCCGGCTGCTCGGCCTCGACATGCCCGTCAGGACGGAGCTGTCCGGCCCCGACGGGGGACCGGTGCAGATCGAGAACGTCACCGCCGACGAACTCGACGCGCTGATCACGCTGACCGACCCGGACGCCGAATGAGGCCCCGGGACAACGAGAGCGTCATCGCCCACTACAAGACGCTGCCGCCAGCCCAACGCCGTGCCATCGCCCGGACCGCCTCCCCAACGCTGCGGGTCGAGCTGGCACGCGCGGAACGGCAGTTGGCCATGGACCGCTCGCCAGGCGCCCTCGCCGCCGTCCTCACCCGCGGCCGAGAGATGCAGGCACCGCACCTCGACCTCATCGACCGCGCGTTCATCGACATGGCCGAGGGCCGGTGCGACCGGGTCATGCTCACGATGCCCCCGCGGCACGGCAAGAGCCGACGCGCCTCCCGCTGGGCTCCGCTCTGGTACCTACGGCGCAACCCCGGCCACCGCATGATGATCGCCAGCTACTCCGCCGACCTGGCCGACGACCACGGCCGGTGGATCAGGGACGCCATCTACACCTGGGGCGACGACCTCGGCATCCAGCTCGCGCCCGGCAGCAAGGCCGCCAACCGCTTCGACATCGTCGGCGGCGAAGGCGGGCTCCTCGCTGCGGGCATCGGAGGCGGCCTCACCGGACGCGGCGCCCACATCGCCATCGTGGACGACCCGGTCAAGGACATGGCCGATGCGGACTCGCCAACTATGCGCAAACGCGCCTGGGACTGGTGGACCTCCGTCATACAGACCCGACTCGAACCAACCGGAGCCATCTGCCTGATCCAGACGCGCTGGCACGAAGACGATCTCGCCGGGCGCATCCTCGCCACCGAGCGAGACGCATGGCGCGTCATCGACCTCCCGGCCCTTGCCGACAGCCCCGATGACCCGCTCGGCCGGACACCCGGCGAGCCCCTGTGGCCACAACGCTTCGACGTTGCCCACCACGCCCGAACGCGCAAGCGCGTCGGCGAACGAGTCTGGGGCGCCCTCTACATGCAGAAGCCGAGGCCGCCAGAGGGAGGCGTCTGGAAGCGCGAGTGGATCGACACCGCCAGGATCAACGCTGTCCAGTTCTCCGGCATCGACATGGCACGCATCGTCGTGGCCGTCGACCCCGCCGGCGGAGAGTCCACCGTCGGCGACGAAACCGGCGTGATCGGAGTCGGCCGCGACTTCGACCGGCAGCTGTACGTCCTGGCCGACCGATCCGGATCGATGGGCGCCAACGACTGGGGCCTGGCCGCATGCCGTCTCGCCCTCGAACTCAAGGCCGACGCGATTGTGGTCGAGAAGAACTACGGCGGAGATATGGCGCGGCAGATCGTCACTCAGGCATGGGAGCAGCTGCGCCGCGACGGCGTCACCAAGGGCCTGCTGATGCCGATGATCCTCGAGGTCACCGCCAAGGTCGGCAAACGCCTGCGGGCCGCCCCCGTGGCCCAGTTGTACGAACAGCAGCTCGTGCACCACGTCGGCGAATACCCCGACCTGGAAGGCCAGATGGTCACCTGGGTCGAGGGAATGGACAGTCCGGACCGTATGGACGCCGCCGTGCACGGGCTGACCGAACTGGCCGACCCTGACCAGCTCGACACCCTGCCCACCGACACCGATGACGATCGCTTCGACGGCCGCCGCTGAACTGGCGAGGGCAGATGTACGACTGGAAACGGCACCAAGAGGAAACGGCCCATGACGGTATGGCCGCCGGATGAGGCTCGTTGAAATGGGCTCTGTCCGCAGTTCCGTGGACGAACGGCCGGTGGGCTCGCGCCGGGTCATCATCCGGCTGCGGGTGCGTCGGTACTTCTGCGACCGCAGGAGCTGTTCCCGCACGACCTTCGTCGAGCGTGCGGGGGCTGTCCGCGCGCTACCGCCGTTGCAGCACCGGGCTGGCGAGCTGGCTGAGGTCGATCGCGATCGAGCTCGGCCGCCGTCCCGCCGCACTGTCATCGAGGAAGGCGCCGCCCAGCCCGAGCGCACCGTGCCCCTCGCCGTGCCACCGCCCGGCCACTGGCCGATTCACGAGGCCATCCGCTCGGAGAACGGCCGTGATGCGGCCCAGCTGCACCTCGCGCACACCGGGGCCGTCTGCTGTCTGCTGGCTTCAAGGCGAGGACGACGAGGAGGCAACTCCGTGAGCATCTTCGTCGCCGAGCATGCTCCCCACCGCCCTCACCGATAGGGTCGGCGGCGTCGGAGCGAGGAGGAAAACCATGGCGCTGACTACGTCGCTGGCTGGCCGGGTCCGGAACACGAGCCTGCCGAAGAGCCATGCTCTCTTGCCGCTCCTTGAGGCCGTCGTTAACGGCATTCAGGCGATCGACGCCCGATTCGGCGACGATGTCGAGCGTGGCCGTTTGACCGTTAGAATCAAGCGCAGCCCGCACGAGCAACTCGAACTCGTCCCCGCTGGTCCTGGTCGCATGGCACTCAAGCCCATCGTCGGCTTCAGCGTCGAAGACAACGGGGTGGGCTTCACGCCGGAAAACATGAAGTCGTTCGAGACGCTGGACAGTGACCACAAGGTCGACATGGGGTGCCGTGGCGTGGGACGGCTGCTCTGGCTCAAGGCATTCGACAGAGTCACCATCCGCAGCGCCTATGACGACGCTGCTGGAGGCATCCGCGGACGACAGTTCCGCTTCTCCGTCGAGAGGGAGGTTGAGCCGGGCGTAGAGGAGGAAGGTCTCGACGACATCGGCACAACCGTAAGTCTCGACGGGTTCAAGAAACCGTTCCAGCAGAGCGCGCCTAAAAGCGTCGACGCCATCGCTCGCGACATGTTCGAGCACTGCATCTGGTACTTTCTCCGTCCAGGAAGTGCTCCTACGATTACGGTGACCGACGGTGAAACAACCGTCTCGCTCGACGACCTCATGAACGACTTCGTGTACTCCGCGATGCCGACATCCAGGATCGAGGTCAAGGGACAGCAGTTCGAAATGGTCAACCTCTGTCTCAAGTCCTCGACGCGCAATCACACGCCACGGCTGTATTGGTGCGCCGCGAACCGAGTGGTCGTAGAGGAAAACCTCACGAGCAAGGTGCCAGGACTCTACGGGAGACTCAAAGATGAGACGTCGGCCCAATTCGCCTATGTTTGCTACCTGTCTTCCAGCTTCCTCGACGAGCACGTCCGCGCCGACCGAACAGCATTCGACATCCCCGAGAGAGTGCCCGGCGCGACGCTGACCGAAGACGTGTCGCTAAATGACATCCGCGACCGAGTGCTGAAGGAAGTCGAGACGATCCTTGCTGTCCCGCTCAGCGGGGCACGCGAGGAGGGCAAGGCTCGGGTCAACGAGTTCGTGAGTAAACGTGCGCCAAGGTACCGGCCCGTTCTGTCCCGCCTTGAGTCACTCGGCGTGACCGTGGATCCGTCCATCAAGGACCAAGAGCTCGAGTTGTTGCTGCACGGCAACCTGCAGAAGCTGGAAGCTACCGTGGTTGCCGAGGGCCATGCCGTCTTCGCCGAAGTCGGCTCCGCGCGGCCGGAGGACTACGCCGAACGTCTCGCCCGGTATGTCGACATGGTGAAGGACATAAATCAGTCCGATCTGGCTGCGTATGTCTCACGCCGGCGAGTGATGCTCGACGTCCTCGCCGGACTGATCAGATCCGACGGCCAGGGCAGGTACAGCAGGGAGGACGCCATCCACTCACTGCTCATGCCTATGCGGACCGACTCCAACGAGATCGGCACCGACGCCTCGAACCTCTGGATCATCGACGAGCGGCTTGCGTTCCACGACTACCTCGCCTCCGATAAGACACTGAAGAGCATGCCCACTACCGGATCCGAATCGACGACGGAGCCCGACGTGTTCGCGACCCGGCTCGTCGACACCCCGGTGCTGGCCGCGGAGGGCGAGAAGCTCCCGCTGCCGTCCATCGTCGTGATCGAGATCAAACGACCGATGCGTAATGACGCGTCGGAGGGCAAAGACCCGATCCAGCAATGCCTTGAGTATGTGAATCGCGTGCGCGCCGGCGGCGTGAAGACCGCATCGGGGCGGCCGATCCCCTCGACGCCGGAGCCACCCGCTTTCTGCTACGTCGTCGCCGATCTCACGCCGACGATGGAGAACAGATGCAAGTACGCGGGCTTGCGTCCCACCCACGACGGAATGGGCTACTTCGGCTTCAACGAGTCGTACAAGGCCTACATCGAAGTGATGAGCTTCGACCGTCTCGTCAACGCGGCCACCGAGCGGAACCGAGCGTTCTTCGACAAATTGGGACTTCCGTCCAGTTGATCGATGGTGGGGCTATTTGGATTTCACGAAGCCTCATCACCGGTGGGCTGCCTGGGGACTTGTCGATCTACCGGTCGTTCCTCTCCACACGCAGCGGCTCGCCAGCGACCAGGCGTTCAGCGATGTCCTGTGCCTCCGGGAACGCCGACGACGTCAGCCGCAGCCCGGCTTGGGCCGTTACCGTGGCAACGCGCTCTGCCAGTTCCTTTTGTTCTCCGCCCGGAACGTTGCTGAGATTGAAGGAGAGCCAGACCCGCATGTCGTGGCCCTGCGAGACGAGGACCGGGCCCTGTGGGGGAGTACAGCGAATCGTCGCGTCCGTCAGCGCCTGGACGACTTGGTCCCGTAGTTCGGCCGTGCTCCGCTGGTCGACCTCGCGTGTCGCGGCGTAGATCGCATCGCACAGTGCATTGGCGGCGGTGACTGCCGCGCTGACGGAGATGGTGAACGACCCCATGGTGACGGTGTCGGTGAGCGGGTCGTAGCCGAAGCTCCAGAAGTCGCGGGCTACGTCGCGTGGGTCAGCGATCTTGCGGGCGTCTTTCTGCGGCCCGCTGCCCCTGCCGCGGGCCCAGTCCTCGAAGTGAGTGAGGCCGTCGCGGACGTGCTTGATGTTCGGCAGGGCGTCAAGGAAGACCTGCTCGGCGTTATCGAGTGTGGTGATCACCGCGGGATCCATGCCGAGGTCTGTGAGGGCGATCCGTTCGAGCTTGACCGCGGCGAGGAGCTGGCGCAGAGCGATGACCAGTGTTCGTGCGTCGATCTGCCGGGAGCTGAACCAGCCGACTTGGACGTCGCCACCGTGCATGCGTGCCACGGTCAAGGCGACCGTGGCACGCAGCCAGCTCGATTCCGAGAGCGCGATCGAGTATGGATTATCCGCTGGGGACCAATCGTCCGGCAGGTTGCTGTTCATTACGGAATCTTCGACCCCGGAGCCTTCGGCCGCTCGGAATTTCCGGATCCCGAGGCGCTGTGAACTGCGAAAGTCCGACGTAGAAGATGTCTCGTAGGCTGGAAGCGCGGCGCGGGGCCGACTGCCGGAGGGGCACTGTGGGCCTGCGCGAGCTGATCACCGACGTCTGGAGCTGGCTGGACTACAAGCCAGCCATGGCCGACCCGCGTCGACCGGGCCGTAACACCTGGGCGGAACTGACCCGATCCTGGGTGCCCGACGAGGATCTGCGACGCCTGGCCGCCTACCGGCTCCTGGCCGCGTACGACTCCAACCAGGCCGGCCAGGTCGCCGCCGTGACAGGCGATGACGAGGCTGGCATCGAGCGGAGGGAACTCGGCGACGCCTCCAAGCTGGTCGACACCGCGCTCGGCTACCTCCTCGGCTCCCAGCAAGTCATCAGCGTGGTGGGGGCGGAACACACAGACGACGAGCCGACCGCCGAGGCAGCTGCGGCGCTGGCCGTACAGGACAAGCTGAGGGCCTGGGCAGAGAAGGAAATGTTGCCGCTGCGCCTTCAACAGGCAGAGAGAACCGCGATCCTACTGGGCGACGCCGTCTACACCCTGGCCTGGGACCCGGGGAAAGGCCGGGTCCTGCTGCGCACCTGGGACCCGGGCCTGTACTTCCCGGAGTGGCCGGAGGACGGCGAGCAGGACGGTGCTGAGTTCCCACTGCGCGTTCACCTGGCGTGGGAGCTGCCTGAGGACAAGCGGTGCGGGCTCAAGGCGAGGCTTCGGCGGGTCACGTACGAACTCGGTCCGATCGATCCGGCCAGCCGACGCGGCGCGGCGAAGGACGGCAGTCCGGCACGCGAGTACCTGTACACCGACAGTGGTGACCCGATCCTGGTCACGGGCGATGTGCTCAACACCGACACGAGACGAATCACGCGCACCTACCCGTGGGCGCCAAACCGGCCGTCTCCGTGGACGTGCTACCTCACCGACGCGGAATGGGACCTGGACGACCTTAAGCACGCCGACCTGCTGTACGACCTGCCGCTGCACAAGGCCCGGTACCGGGTCCGTTCGGACGGCGAAGTCCTTGACAGGCTGGACCTGATGGCGGACTTCATACCCGTCGTCCACATCACGAACAGCATCCCCGCCAGCGGAGAGCACTGGGGCAAGCCCACCGTGGCCACCGTCCTCCAGGCCCTCGACGAACTGTCCGCCACGGACACCGACAGTTCCGGCGCTTCGGCTACCACCGGCTCGCCGATCATCGGTCTGGCCGGGGCTCGACTGCCCATTGACCGCGCCACCGGCCAGCCACTCCCGATCAAGGTACGGGCCGGGACGGTGTGGCAGCTCAACGACAACGGGCGCATGGACGTGCTCGACACCTCGGCCCAACTCGCCGAACTGCGCGCCCGCGTCGACCATATTCTCGACCGCATTGCCGCGAACAGTCGCCTTACCGCCGCAGGGCTTGGCACCCTCGATCCGACCGCCCTGCCGTCCGGATACGCGCTACAGCTCGCACTCGGACCGCTCGACTCCCTCGTCGCCACCATGCGCCTGGCCCGCAGCCACAAGTACGTCGTCCTGCTACGCATGGTGCAGCGCCTCCACCAGGCTGGGCAGGCCGAGGGCTGGCCCGCGGGGGAGTCGCTGCCCGCACGGCTGATGTGGGGACCGCACACCCCGACCGACCGAGCTTCGATCCTCGACGAAGTAGTCAAGGGCGTGGGCGCCGGTGTGATCTCCATGGAGACCGGCGTCCGGATGCTCAGCGACGCGGGTTACCCCATCGACGACGCCCAAGCGGAAATCGAGCGAATCCAGGCCCGAGCCTTCGATGCTGCCGCGCGTCTGGCCGACGCAACTGGTGACCACGCCGCCGTCCGCCGATACCTGGGACTGCCAGGGAGCACTTCGGAGATCCCCGGGACTCCGTTGATTCCCGTTCAGGAGCGTGACGAAGAGGACGTCTCATAGGTGAACCATGGGACGCTGTCTGCTGCCTCTGGCAAAGTGATCGGCACTGCTAGACCATTCTCGTGAGGAACCTTGTGAGCACGCTCGGTAGCTTCATCTGGTCAATCGCTGACCAGCTTCGGGGCCCCTACCGCCCCAACCAGTACGGGACAGTGATCCTTCCGTTCACGATCCTGAGACGGCTCGACTGCGTACTCGAGCCCGATCGCACGGCGGTGCGGGAGCTGGCTGCGAGGTACGAGAACCCGAACCGGCTCAAGGTCGAGGTCAAGAAGGCCACGGGGCGGACCTTCTACAACACCTCCAACTACGAGTTCGCGAACCTGCTGGCTGATGCGGACGGGCTGGCGGACAACCTCGCTGACTACATCGACCGGTTCTCCGCCGACGTGGACGTGTTCGAGTACTTCGACTTCAAGAAGGAGATCTTGGCTCTGGAGAAGGCCGGGCTCCTGCGCGAGATCGTCAAGTCATTCGGTGCCATCGACCTGCATCCCGATGTGGTGTCCAACGCAGACATGGGGGATGCGTTCGAGTACATCATCCGCAAGTTCAACGAGGCTGCGAACGAGACCTCCGGAGATCACTACACGCCGCGCGACGCGATCCGACTGCTGGTCGACCTGCTCTTCGCGGAGAAGGACGTCGACCTCTCCGAGGAGAACATCATCCGGTCGCTGTACGACCCCACCGCCGGGACCGGCGGCATGCTCTCCCTGGCTGAGGAGCACCTGCTCGCGCAGAACCCCGAGGCGAAGCTGAACCTGTACGGCCAGGAGTACAACCCGCAGTCCTACGCCATCTGCAAGTCCGACCTGCTCGCGAAGGGCCATTACGCGACCAACATCGCGTTCGGCAACACGCTTACCGACGACGCCTTCAAAGGGCGCCAGTTCGACTTCTGCATGTCCAACCCGCCCTACGGGGTGGACTGGAAGCAGTACGCCAAGGCGATCAAGGAGGAGCGCGACTCGGCCGGCCCCTACGGCCGCTTTGCGCCGGGGCTCCCCGCGACCTCGGACGGCCAGATGCTCTTCCTGCTCCATCTGGTCCACAAGATGCGCGCTCCCGAGGACGGTGGCGGCCGCGTCGGCATCATCATGAACGGCTCGCCGCTGTTCAACGGTGCCGCCGAGTCGGGCCCCTCCAATATCCGCAGGTGGCTGCTGGAGAACGACCTGGTCGAGGCGATCGTCGCGCTGCCGACCAACATGTTCTTCAACACCGGCATCGCCACGTACATCTGGATCCTCGACAACACCAAGCACTCCGACCGCCAAGGCAAGGTCCAACTCATCGACGGCACGTCGTTCTGGACCAGGATGCGGCCGAGTCTCGGCTCGAAGAACCGCAAGATCAGCGATGATGACCGGGCCAAGATTGTGGAGTTGTACGCCGATTTCGAAGACGCTGACCCCGATCTCTCCAAGGTACTGAGAAACAACGAGTTCGGTTACTGGAACATCACCGTCGAGCGCCCGCTAATGGACGACGGTAAGCCGGTCGTCGACCGCAAGGGCAATTCAAAGCCAGACTCCAAGAAGCGCGACACCGAGAACGTGCCGTTCATCTACGGCGACTCGACGACAGGCGCGGAGGCGGAGCGCGAGGTCATTCAGGCGTACTTCGACGCAGAGGTGAAGCCGCACTTCCCCGATGCCTGGATCGACTGGGCGAAGACCAGGATCGGATACGAAATCCCCTTCAGTCGCCATTTCTACAAGTATGTCCCGCCCCGGTCGCTGGCCGAGATCGATGCCGATCTGGAGAAGCAGGTCGCCACGATTCTTGACCTGCTGCGAGAGGTGGAGCAGTGACCGGTCCTCTTTGGAAGGCCCTGCCAGATGGATGGATGGCAGGCCAGGTCAAGCACGCCGCGAGGGTCACGCTCGGTAAGATGCTGCAGGGAAAAGATTCGGGCAGTGACACACGTGCGCCCTACATGCGTGCTGCGAATGTGCAGCCCGATGGCGTGTTGGCCCTCGACGACGTGAATGAGATGTGGTTCGGCGAGGGTGAACTTGAGCAGTTGAGTATCCGCGCGGGCGACGTAGTCGTCGTCGAGGGCGGCCAGGGCGGATTCGGCCGTGCCGCGTATATCGACCAAGATATTCCTGGCTGGGGTTTTCAGAACTCGATCAACCGGCTTCGACCGCTTGGAGGCTTTGACGGCCGCTTCATCGCTTTCTATTTGATCGCGTTGCGGGCCAGCGGCTTCATCCGCGCTTACTCCAACGTTGTCTCAATGCCGCACCTCACGGCAGAGAAGCTTGCCAGGATTCCGATCCCGCTTCCGCCAGCGGAGGTGCAGCGCGCCATCGCAGACTATCTCGACCGCGAGACAGCCCGCATTGACACGCTCATCGAGGAGCAGCGGCGACTGATCGAGACGCTTTATGAGCGTCGGCTCGCACTTCGTGTCAACGTGGCTTTGCGTGGAACGGCACCATCTGAGGAGGTCGACAGCTCCTTGCCATGGGCAAAGAGGCTCCCGGCTGCGTGGCGTGTTGTCCCGCTTACCTCAGTCGCTGCACTCGAAAGTGGGCACACTCCGAGCCGTTCCCGGGAAGACTGGTGGCAGGACTGCTACATCCCGTGGGTGAGCCTCCACGACGTCGGGATGATGCGGGGCGTCAAATACCTGTACGACACGGCGCAGCACATCAGCGACGCTGGGATTGCCAACAGCTCCGCTCGGCTCCTCCCCGCACGGACGGTTGTCCTCTCCCGAGACGCGACTGTTGGGCGAACGGCGATCATGGGCGTTCCGATGGCGACATCGCAGCACTTCGCGGCGTGGGTCTGCGGACCGGAGCTTGACCCCGAGTACCTCTGGGTCTTGTTTGAAGACGCCATGCAGCCCTACTTCGCGTCGTTCCAGAACGGATCAACCATCCGAACCGTCGGGATGGGGGACCTGAAAGCCTTCCGCATCCCGCTCCCGCCGCTCGACGAGCAGCGACGCATCGTCGACTGTCTGGACAAGGAGACAGCGAAAATCGACACGCTCATCGCTGAAACGGAGCGATTCATCGAGCTCTCAAGTCAAAGGCGCGTCGCGCTCATCACGGCGGCGGTGACGGGGCAGATCGACGTACGAGAGGTGGCGTGATGGCCGACCACAACGAGGTGGTCTTCGAGACGGAGATCTGCGAGTACCTCGAGGCGCACGGTTGGCTGTACTCGGCGAACGACCGTGACGGTGGTGAGTACGACCGGGAGCGTGCGCTGTTCCCGGCGGATCTGTTCGCGTGGCTGGAGGCGACGCAGAGGACGGCGTACGAGAAGGCATTGAAGGCGGCGGGGTCGCAGGCGAAGTTCCTTGACGTGCTGACCGCGGCGCTCGACCGGCCGCTGGAACATGGCGGTGGGACACTGAACATCCTGCGGAATGGGGTGCAGTACATCGGTGGCGGCCGGTTGAAGATGGCGCAGTTCCGCCCAGAGACCTTGCTCAACGCGACCACCACGGCGCACTACGAGGCGATGCGGGTGCGGGTGGCGCGGCAGGTGCACTTCTCGACCGCTGACCAGCGCATCCTCGATCTGGTGTTCTTCGTCAACGGTCTTCCGGTGGCCACGGTGGAGCTGAAGACCGACTTCACCCAGTCGCTGGATGAGGCAATCAACCAGTACAAGCAGGACCGCAACCCACTGACTAAGGGGCGGCCCGAGCCCCTGCTGTCCTTCGGACACCGCGCTCTGGTCCACTTCGCGGTCTCGAACGACCTCGCGGCGATGACCACGAGGCTGGAGGGGGAGAAGACCCACTTCCTACCGTTCAACATGGGCTTCGATAGCGGTGCCGGTAACCCGCCCGGTGCGGACGGACGGTCGTCGACGGCGTACCTGTGGGAACGCGTCTGGGAGAAGCACGCCTGGCTGAACGTCATCGGTCGGCTGATGATCGTGCAGACCAAGGAAGAGTGGGACGTCACCAACGGCACGTCGGTTAGGCGTACGAGCATGCTTTTCCCACGGTTCCACCAGTGGGAGGCAGTCACGAGCATCGTTGAGGCGGTGAAGGAGGAGGGTGTTGGGCAGCGGTACCTGATTGAGCACTCGGCCGGGTCGGGGAAGACGAACACCATCGCCTGGACGGCCCACAGGCTGGCGCGGCTGCATGTCGATGATCGGAAGGTCTTCGACTCGGTCATCGTGGTCGTGGACCGCACCGTGCTCGACTCCCAGCTGCAGGATGCGATCCGGCAGATCGACGGCACAGGCAAGATCGTCGCAACTATCAGCCCCGAGGACGTCCGCAAGGCCGGCGCGAAGTCGAAGTCGGGTCTGCTGGCACAGGCATTGAAGAACGGTGAGCTCATCATCGCGGTGACGGTGCAGACCTTCCCGCATGCGCTGGACGAGATCCGGACCGACGCCGGCCTGAAAGGCAAGCGGTTCGCCGTCATCGCCGATGAGGCGCACTCCTCCCAGTCGGGTCAGATCTCCTCGAAGCTGAAGCAGGTGCTGACGGCGGAGGAGGTCAAGGAGATCGAGGAGGGCGGCGAGCTCGATGTGGAGTCGGTGCTGGCCTCGGAGATGACCGAGCGGGCCGAGTCGGAGAACATCTCCTACTTCGCCTTCACCGCGACGCCGAAGAACAAGACCCTCGAACTGTTCGGCCGCAAGGATGCCGATGGGAAGCCGCGCGAGTTTCACCTGTACTCGATGAAGCAGGCCATCGAGGAGGGCTACATCCTCGACGTGCTCAAGGGCTATCAGTCCTACGACACCGCGTTGAAGATCGCCGGCAGGGCCGAGAGCGGTGACGGTGGAGAGGTTGAGGAGGCCGCCGCCCGCAAGGGTCTGATGCGGTGGGTGCAGCTCCACCCGACGAATATCAGCCAGAAGGTGCAGATCATCGTCGAGCACTTCCACGCCAACGTCGCCTACCTCCTTGAAGGCAAGGCGAAGGCGATGGTGGTGACCGACTCGCGTAAGTCCGCGGTGAAGTACAAGGTGGCCATCGACGCCTACATCGCCAGGCGCCGCACCGAGGACTCCTCGTACAACTACCGCACCCTGGTCGCCTTCTCTGCCGGGGTGACGATGGCCGAGGACGAGACCTGGCACAGCGACTGGGGCCCGCAGCCGTCGGAGGATGACGAGTTCACCGAGGCCAACATGAACCCCGGCGCCGGGGCTGATCTGGCAGCCGCATTCAAGGGCGAGACGTACAAGATCATGCTGGTCGCCAACAAGTTCCAGACCGGCTTCGACCAGCCCTTACTCTCGGCGATGTACATAGACAAGAAGCTGTCAGGGGTCACCGCGGTGCAGACGCTCTCGCGGCTCAACCGCACCCATCGCACCGCTGGTGGGGAGCAGAAACGCAAGACGTTCGTCATCGACTTCGCCAACAAGCCCGAGGACATCAAGGCAGCCTTCGAGCCGTACTTCAAGAACGCGACCCTGGAAACCGAGACCGATCCGTACGTCGTCGTCCACCTGGCTAACAAGCTTGCCCACGCCGGAATCTACACCGAGGACGACGTTCGCAAGGTCGCCGAGCTGTGGGTGACCCGGAAGGGCAACAACGCACTCTCGGCGGCGATAAGCCCGGCACAGCACGACTTCCGGCGCCGCTACGCGCGGGCGATCGAGGAAGAGGACAAGGTCGCTCTCAACGCGCTCGACCTATTCCGCAAGGATGTCTCCACCTACGTACGTCTCTATGACTTTATGTCCCAGATCGTGGACTACGGCGACCCTTACATGGAGATGCTCTCGATCTTCCTGCGCCTGCTGGAGAAGGTCATCGCCGAGTCCGCTTGGGCGGCCAACGTGGACCTCTCAGACGTGGTGCTGGTCGGGGTCAAGCACAACAAGGCAATCCCGGTCGACATCTCACTCGTGGGTGACGGGCAACTGAAGGGCATTAGCGCAGCTGGCACGGGAGTGAAGAAGGATCCGAAGTACGTCGCGCTCCAGGCCGTCATAGACAAGATGAACGACCTTTTCGGCGCCGAATCGTTCGCCGAGTCGCAGGTCCGGGAGTTCGTGCAGGGACTCGTCCAGCGGTTGCTCGCCGACCCGAACCTGATCAAGCAGGCCAAGGTGAACTCCAGGAAGCAGTTCGTGGAGTCGCAAGACTTCCAAGCAGCCGTTACGGAGGCCGTCGCAGACAACCAGGACGCCCACAACACGATGGCTGACTACTTCTTCACCGACGGGCCAGCTATCAACTCGATCATCGTCGCCCTCGCGGATGCCTTCTACGAAGCAGCGGTCGATCAGCAGGAAGATTCTTAGAGGTCATCCGGCTCACCCGATCTCGCCTACCTTGATGGCTCTGGCGTGCGGTCGGGGGAGCGGACGTTGGTCGCTACGAGAGCATGGCTACACTGATCTTCGGCGCGGGGGCGCTGGAGACCTGTGGATGGTTCACGCATGACGCGCCCCTCACTCCCCAACCCTCTCGAACCGGTCGGGTACCGCCGTGACGGGCGGCCGATCTACCCGATCCTCGGCGCGTCTCCCGAGGACGACTCCAACAAGCCGGCAGACGACGGCGGCACGGCCAGCGGTTCGGTCACGCAGGAGGACCTGTCGCGGCTGCTGGCCCGAGAGAAGACGCAAGGCGGTCGTGCCGCCGTGAAGAAGCTGCTCGGTGATCTCGGCTTCGACAACTCCGAGGCGCTGAGCGAGTTCATCACCACCAAGCGTGACGCCGAGCAGGCCGCGCTGACGGAGATCGAACGCAGGGAGCAGGCCGCCGAGGAGAAGCTGAAGGCGGCCGAGGCGCGCGAGGCACAGGCCGCAGCCAGGGAGCGCGCCGCCGTCCGACGCGCCGCCCTCGCGGGACTTGGCTCGGCAGGCGGCGACCTCAGCGATGCGGTACTCCTCATCGACCGTGCCCTAGCCGATCAGCCCGACGCCGACGAGGCGGCTGTCGTCGCTGCTGCTGAGCAACTGAAGGAGCGGCGCCCCGAGTTGTTCGGCCTGGCCCGGGAGACCGTGCCCGCCGCTCCGGGCGGATCTCCTGCCGGCGGCCCGCCGAAGCGCGGAGGCGTTCTGCCCAGGCGCGGAGCGGCGGGTCTCGAAATGGCCCGGCGACGAGGGCTCATCAGCGACTGACCAGGTCAACGAGACATGGCTCTGGGACCACGCCCCCTCAAAACCGTGGACGCCCTTCCGGTAACAGTCGGTCGGGCTTGATCAGGGACCACGCCCTGGCGCGGCTCGACCGTCGTCGTTTCGTGGACACCGCCCCAGCCGCTCAAGCCGGGTGCGGGAGGAATCCGATCCGCATCCACGAGGGAGACATCGTGAGCGACTACCAGGTCCTCACCACTGCCACGACGGTCACCGACGACCGGACTTGGCTGGCTTCGCTGGACGGTGTCCACGAAGCCCAGACGATCACCGTCGACACCAGCAAACTGACGTCAGGCACCCATTACACGGCGGGCACGCTCAGCCAGCCGCGCAACATCATCAAGTCCGGCATGCCGCTGGGCAAGGTCGCCGCATCTGGTCTGTATGCCCCGTACAACTCTGCGGCCAGCGACGGCACCCAGATCCTCGCCGGATTCCTCGTTGCCGAGACCGCATTCACCCCCGGCTCTGCGAAGACGGCGGGCGCACTGCTGTGGCGCGGCGAGGTGTACGCGGCGAAGCTGCCCGTCGCCTTCGCGCCCCCGACCGCCGCGAACACGACCGCGTTCATCCACTACCGGTAAGGAGGCAGCCCCCATGGCACTTGAGAAGCTTCTCGAGGCGATCGTCCCCGAAGACATCCAGGCGTTCATCCGAGCGATCACCACACCGGAGGACTACCTCCTCACACGCGAGGTGTTCGCCGAACGGAACATCGACAACGTCAAGTTCCGTACGAAAAGCAGCAAGCGGCGCGTCAACGCGGCGAAGTTCCGCGCGTGGGAAGCCGCACCTGCGCTCGCCAAGCGGCGGGCCGAACAGGTCATCAACGAGGGCATGCTGCCCTGGGTCGGCCAGGAGCTGCCGTTCTCCGAGCTCCAGATCATCCTGTCCGCCGTCGACCGAGGCCAGGACACCAGCGAGTTCCTCGACCTGCTGTATGACGACCTCGAACAGCATGTGGAGGCCACGAAGGCGGCCATGGAGATCGCCGCCGGCCAGATGCTGTCCACCGGCATGGTGTCGCTGCCCGGTGTGGCCCTGGACGTGGACTGGCGGGTGCCGGCTGCCAACCGGCCGACGGTGGCGGTGCCGTGGTCCCAAGCGGATGCTGCCACCCCGCTCGCGGACGAGCTGGCGTGGATCCAGTACCTGAAGAGCATCGGCGCCCCGCGTCCGGAGCGGGTGATCAGCTCGGAGAAGGCGCTGTCGCTGCTCGGGTCCACGGCGGAGTACCGGGCCGCGTTCCACAACTCGCCGTCAACGGACCAGATCCCGACCGGGATGCTCGCTCCAGAGGAGGTCAACCGGGTCCGTGCCAAGTACAACCTGCCGCCGGTCACCGCCTACGACGTGCAGGTGTACGACAGCAGCGACAACCTGGTGCGCACGACCCCGGAGTCGCTGTGGGCGATGATCCCGCCCCGCCGCGAACAGTGGGGCGAGACCCAGTACGGTCTGACCGCCGAGGCGATCGAGCTGCGCGGCAAGGGAGTCATCACTGCTGAGGAGGCCCCCGGCATCGTGATCACCACCCACGTGCAGACGCGCACCCCAGTCCAACTATCCACGATCTCCGCCGCTGCTGCGATGCCCGTGCTGTACGTGCCGGACATCCACATCGCCGCGACGGTCTTCTAAAGGGGGCTGGCCATGCCGAAGTTGGCGCGCACGGTATTCCTGCGAGACTCCGAGCAGGGCCCGATCCGACTGGAAGCGGGGGAGGAGGTCCCAGAGCGGCTCGCCCTGCTCATCCCGAACCCGGCCGCGTGGGCAGGGGAGGCTCCCTCTGCGGAGGATGACACCCTGAACTCGCTCGGTGCGGACGGTGAGGCGGGAGAGACGTCAACCGTGGAGGATCCTGTCTCGGAGCCGGAGCCGGAGCCGGAGCCGGAGCCGGAGCCGGAGCCGGAGCCGGAGCCGGAGCCGGAGCCGGCGAAGACCCCCAGGCGACGCGCCGCGAAGACGGCGGGCGCAGGAGCGTAGGTAGCGGCACATCACCAGTGAGGCTCGGCACCGCCACGGCGCCGAGCCTCACGCCGTACGACAGGAGCAACTCGTGGACGTCGCTGTACGCGCCTGGCTGCTGGCTCAGCTCGGCCCCACCACTGACACCTCCGACCTCGACGCACGCTACGCGCGGCTGACCTCCGCTCGCGCTGTCGCTAACGAGGTCTTGGCCGAGCGGCGCGCGAAGCTCCTCGCCGACCCGCTCCGCATGACCGTGGACGGCGTGGTCACCATCGACCAGAGCAACAATCTCGCAGGAATCGAACGCCAAATCACGGCGCTCGTGGATCTGGTCGCGCCGGACGAACTGGCCGATGGCGAGAAGAGCACCAACCTTGTGACCGCGCCGCTCCTGCGTGCTCGCCGGGGCCGGTAGCCCGGATGGCGTACGAGTGGCCACCGCTGGTGCCCGGAGACCCCGACGAGATCGCGCGCCGCGTCGCAGCGGTGCTCGAGGACGCCTGGCAGCGGCTTGCCGCCAAACAGCGCGCTGTCTTCACCCAGTTCGCCGACAACCCAAGGACGCTGCACACCGTCGCGACACTGGAGGAGTTCAAGCAGGCGATTGACGCATTCAGCCAGCGCGTCGACCAAGAGGCCCGGCAGTTCGTCCAACGGCAGCTACCCCACCTGTACGCCGCCGGCGCTCAAGCCGCCGCTGAGGCCCTCGACGTGACCTTCACCTGGACCACTTTCCATCGCGACGCCCTACAGTCGCTCGTGGCTGACTCCTACGCCGACTTCCTGCGCCGCTCCCAGGAAGCCGAGCGAATGGCGAACCAGTTCTATCGGGCGGCGCGGGAGGCTGCCCGCCGAGAGGTCCCGCTGCTCGCAGCGGGCAACATGACGGCGAAGCAGGCTGCGAAGAATCTGGCGGTCAGACTCGCCGCCGAGCACAACCTGACCCGTGTCGTCTACCGCAACGGCGCTCGCGTCCCAGTCCGCGCCTGGGCCGAGGCCGCCACCCTCGCCAAGTCGGCCGTCGCTTACAACGTCGGCACCCTCAACCGGACCCGCCAGGCGGGCGTCACCATGGTCGAAGTCTTGGATGGCCTCGACTGCGGCTGGACCACCCATCAGGACACCGACAAGGCCAACCGCACAGTGCGGACTATCGAGGACGCTGCGGAGTGGCCGATCTCCCATCCACGCTGTCGGCGGGGGTTCGGCCCACGGCCAGATTTGACGTCGGTCTGACGTGCCGGAAGGCTGTCCGGCCGGCAGAGCACCACGGGCCTGGCGAAGTCCGTCGATGAGCTGAGGGCCGTCGCGCTGAGCGCCGGGACGAGCTGTGGTCTACGACCACCGTTCCCAGGTGGACCAGGATGGCCCCGACCGTCACCTGGTCGGGCCACCCACTCTTCTGCGCCGCAGAGTTCACGCGGTGTTTGTGCTTCGGTCGAGATTGCGACCTCGCGCGACTCTTCCGGTGCCGTGCCATCCAGCCTCCCTATGGCCGCCGTCGCTAGGTGCGACGTGGGGCCACTGGGAGGCTGGTCAACACGTAGTCGCGACGATATACACGGAACTTCCTCGACGCTCCCAACTCCCTGTTTCCTGTGCCCAGATGGCGCCTTGTGGATAGCGAGGGCGCCCTTGTACTGTCCGCGATCATGGGGAGACGGGGGAGATGGGCTGCAGGTGTCATGCTGGTTGCGGCTCTGGTTGGGGGAGTGGCGGGCTGTGGCTCGGAGGAGTCGGCGCAGGAGCGCAGCGACCGCATCAAGGCCGAGGCGCAACAGCGGGTCGACGAGTGGATTGATGTCCGCAACGCCGGTACTTCAGCAGGTGAGTTGCTGAGGGATATGGCGCTCGCTCGTGGTGGCACGTCCCCGATGGAAGCGGTACCGGGTGAGGCGGAGTGCCATGCCGAGTGGGAGCGGCAGGACCTCGACGAGAAGTACGGCCGGGACCTCGTGGCCTCCTGGGTCGCCGGATGCACGGACGTGGACGTGGCGGTCCCCACGACGTCAGGATGAGGCGTCGTCGGCGGTTCATGATCTGGGAATGGCTTGCAGTGCTCACGGCCAACAAGGGCGAGTGCATGTACTGCGGCGACCGCTCACAGACTATGGACCATGTGATCCCGTTCGCCGACGGAGGAGCGGACGAGCTGACAAACCTCGTGCCGGTCTGCCACGACTGCAACCGGAGAAAGACGGACAAGACTCCTCCGGTCTGGTTCATCGGGATGGATCAGACGGTCCGCTGGGCCGGCAATGGGACCCCCCAAGGACGGAGTGGGCGCGGCGACGGCATCATGAGCCTCCGAGAGATGTACCTGTCGGTCCACGAAGAGGTCTTGGGTCTGCTCGACGACCTGGACACGGTGGCCGCAGAAATCGCCGATCCGAAACGCCGGGAGTGGTTCAAGGACCGGTATCGGCTGTACGGCTACCCCTCCGCGTCGTACGGCGTGGCGAGGGCACGGAGGCAGGCCGAACAGCGGATCTCGGAGGAGCGGGGATATCCGAGCGTGGACGAGGAACTCGCCCGCAGGATGAAGCAGAGGGGCCTGTCGCCAGCGGACTGA